AACCGGGGGTAGTCGTCCAGTCGGTGTTAACTGTCCCGTTCTGGTTGAGAATGCGCATCTCAACGCCCGAGGGCAGGGTGATGGCGGCACGACGCTCAAAGTTGGTTGGAGCCACACTTCCGCTTGTAACAGTCGTGGCTTCGGTGCCGCTGCTGTCGGTGATCGTGAAGGCCGCAGGCGTGCTATCCCACATATCTGGATACGTGGCGGTGTAAGTGCCCTTCCATGCCGCATAAGCGCGTTTGCCGCGTTGCGTGGTCCAGCTATCCTCATCCCACGGTGCGGGTTCGAACGGATGGACGTTGACGAAGTTGGATACGTCGAAATCGGTATCGATGACATCGGCATTGCCGTCCGCCAGAGCAGCGACATAGTAGCCTTCGCGAATGCGATATGCACGGCTGTAGCCTGCGGTCTCGGTGGACGAACCGCCTGCACCATAACCTAGCGGGCGGACGCGCTCGAAGATGAAGAACGCGGTTGGCGAAATGCGGGTGCGCCACTCGGAAAGCAGGTAGGTGGCATTCGTGCCGTAGTTGGTCGCGTTGGTTTCGTCGTCGCCGTCAGCCTCACCCTGGTTGTAGATGGTGACTTCGTCGAACTCGGTGTGAGCGGTATTCGCCGCGATCCAGGCACGCATTGCTGCCATCTGGGTTTCAAGACCCTCAAAGCGTTCACCAGCGGTGTCAGGATACCAATCCCCGGCGGCTGTCGAGGCCAAGGCCTGCCCGTTTACGGCTTCCTTACACCAGTAGATCGGGCGGGTATCGCCTCCTGCACGGATGAGATAGAAGAACTCGGCCTCAGAGCCCCATTCAACTTCCGCGCCCTTGTGCCCCGAATTGGTCCCCGCGACGTAAGGCTCAAACGTGCCTGTCGATTCGATCCACATGTAGACATCGGCAAGTGCCGTGTAGCGTGGCGAAGGGACGTTCGCGGGGTCGGTCGATGCGGTGCGCGCGTTCGACTGACCTGCGGTGTTGCCGATGATTGCCGTGGCGCCGGCCTCAGGCGCCGCGCTGATAAGCCCCGGCGATAGCTGGTAGGCAAGCGCGCGGTTTAGCATCAGGTGAAGTTCCCTGCGGCGATAACAGACACGTTGCTGCCGGTCGTGACCTTCCAGCCCGCGCCAGTTGCACGCAGCCCCAGCGATACGGTGAACGGGTGCAGCGTGGTCACGCTTGAAGCGCCGCCAGCGAACACGGTGATTGCCGATCCCGTTCCATCCTTGATCGACACAGCACCGGGCGAGGTCGTGGCAGGCACGATCACCAGATGAGAAAGCAGATCACCGCTTGCCCCGGTTGCGCCGATCTGCTGGTCAGATGCACTTGCCGCGACCGTTTCGTATTCAGTGCCGACCAGCGCGGAAACCGCAGTGGTCACAGCATTGATTGCGGCCAAATCCTCGGTCGCCAGCGCCACAGGCCGTGAGCCCGACGCAGCCGCCCGTCCGTTTGCGTTCGGCTTTTCGACCGCCTCGGACGTGCCTGCGAAATTGGCGACATTGATGGTTGCCATTAGAAATCCTCCATAAAGAGAGTGAGAAGCCCGCTCATGGCGGAATCGCTAAAATCGAGTTGGCCTATCGCGGTGGTTCCACCTTCCAGCGCAGTCGCCCGCGCGGCCAGGTCGACCAGGATTTCGTTCACGGTTTGGGTGCTGTAATTGTAGGGCAATCAAGCCTCCTCCAATGCCGTGAACCGAGCATCAAGATCGGTTGCGAACGCGACAAAGCCGTCGACGAGATCTCCCATCAGCGCACTGTCGCCAAAAGTGTTGTAAATGGTCGGATCAGCCGTGCCGCCCGCGCCAACGACTACCGCGAAGGAACCCGGCGCGGTGATGTTGTATGTGCCCGACAGTGTGCCGCCGTTGCTGCCGGAGCCCGTGCGGTTGGCACCGCCTCCCGCTACGATGAGAAAGGAGGCGGTTGCCATTTAAATAGCCTCTTAAGGAGCCGGATTGACCGGCACGGGCGGAAGCTTCACGTCCACCCTGCAACCAAGACCTGCCATGTTAACCTCCATGAAAATGGGCGGGAACCGTTAAAGCCCCCGCCCGGTTGATCAGGTCAGATCGGCCACGACTGAATTTCCAGCTTCCTGGCGGCATTCGAGGGTGTATTCCGAAAGGACCATGCCCTTCTCGTTGTCGCCCGTGACTGCGAGGTCCTCAGTGACCATCTTGCGGCCATTCAGGTGCGCAACTGCCCACAGCGACGGATCGAGCAGGAAGATTTCGCGATCCGCGCCGGTCTGACCGCCACGAACGAAGCGATTGGTCACAACCTTCACAAGCCCGAAGTCGCCTTCGAAAGCCTGAATGGTCGCAACCATCTTCTTGTCTTCCACCGCGTAGAACTTGGTGGCCGCAGTGCCGAACAGCGTGGTCAGGTTGCCGCGCTGCTTCGGGCCGCACATCAGGAAGGTCGGCTTGCCGCCCTGCGTCCATGCGTCCTGCTGGGCAGTCGTCACCATGGCGAGCGTCAGAGCCCGCTGGGTGCCATCGGTAGCAGCCGCTGAAGTCGAGCCGTCTGCACCGCCGGCTCCGCGACTGTCGTTGGTGGTGAACCAGCCGCACAGTGGCCGAAGCTGCGGTGCAGTCGAGGAGTTGCCGGTGACGGGGGCCTGATTCGAGCAAAGGACAAATTCCTTGTCGCGCTTCAGTTCGTCGCGGCGCTTCGACATCTGGTAAACGATTTCGCTGTTGCGACCCGCCTTGTCCACGGCTTCCTGCGTGCCCGACACGATGACTTCCTTGCGGGAGATCTGCGTGCGGTTGCCGGCGCGAACGGTCGGCGTGGCAGCGGCGAAAGTGACATCGTCACCCTGCAACTGCGCATTGCCAGCAGCCGTCGCCAGGGCGTCGGTCTGCCATTCGTGGAAGGTGCCCTTGGCGGTCGTTTCTTCGATCATCGAAGTGAACGGCACGTCAGTCGGCGAGATGTTGGTGATCTTGTCGAGCAAGTCCTCACGGTTCCCCACAGCGGAGAAGGTAAGGAAGGTATTGGTAGGAACTGCCATGATTATTATTCCTCGGAAAGGATTGCTTGTGCGACCCAGTCCGCCTTCGCGTCGCGCCCTGCGCGCGTTGGGAACCGGGGGGTGGATGCACGCGAACCGGAACCGTCCGTGGTCATGGCTTTAACCGCTGACTTCGGAACGATCTTCTTGGGAGGAAGCTGCTGCATTGCCGCCTTGTGGGCGCGCCATTGCCGGGCGTCGTTCGCCAGCATCAGGACACGGTCGTCCAGTGCTTCAGCGATTTCTTCCTGACTGAAACCCACGTCCTTGCGCAGAAACTCAATCGCGCCGGAAGCAAAGTCCTTGAATTTGGCCTCGTCGGCCAGTTCAGGCATCACTTCCACGATCTTGTTAGCCGCCGTATCGAACCGCTGTGCGCGTTCCTGTTCGGCCTGCTGGGCTTGCGCCGCCTGCGATTGTGCGCGGGTTTGCGCGACCTGCTCGTTCATTTGCTGGATAGCATTCAGCCGTGCATTCACGGCGTCCTGGGCCTGCACAAACGCAGCGGGGTCGGCTTGCTTTAAGGCGTTCCAGTCGATCTTGCGGGCTTCCGCCAACACCGGATCGAACTTCGCCATGAGGTTGGTGGCTTCCTCAAGCCTGTTCGCGTATTCGGCCTGAACACTCGTCTCCACCTTCGACCTTTCGGCCTCCAGTGCGCGGCGTTCGTCGGCCACAGCCATCGTCTTGGCCTTGTAGTCCTCTGTCCGGCTGTAGCCGTTCTTCAATTCAGCAAGACTGACCTCTTGGATTTCACCGTTTACCTTAACTTTGTAACGGCCTTCTTCGCGGTCAATCTGGCTTTCCTCGTCGTCGGGGTTGCCATCCTCGGGTTCTTCAGCGTCAGTCTCGGCTGCTTCGGTCGCATCGTCCTCGGTCGCGGGTTCCTGTTCGGAGTCGCCTTTTCCTTCGGCTTCATTGACCAGTTCCTGCACAACGCTTTCTACGGCGTCGTCAGGAGCTTCACCTCCCGCTTCAAACTCAGCCATTACGCTGTCGAGTGTTGCAGGCGCGTCTACGGGTCCCGTTTCCGGGGTCGCCGTGTCTGTCATGTGGTGGTTTCCTTATTTGCGCGCCTAAGCGCGGGAACTCGGCTGAACGGCGCGGCGCGCTTCGATCAGTCCATTTTCGACTATGCCGGACAGGACATTGCGCACCCGTTCGACCGCCTTGAGGCTCTGCCATGCAATTTCGCGTTCGGTCGTCTGCGTAACGGACGTGGTCCGCCACACGTTGATCGCCGCCGCTTCCACTGAGTTGAACACCTCGGTCAGCAGCGCGTCTTCCAGAAGCCGCTTGGCGTGGTCAGCACGGGCTGTTGCGTCGCTCATGCCGCCATCCCCATAGGTAGGCCCATCTGGGGCTCTACAGGGGCTTGCTGGGCAGGATTAACGGGCGGGACGCCAAACTCCGCCATGATCTTCATGCGTTCGATCTCAATATCCGCCGCCGCCTTGATCTTGGCCTTTTCAACGTCCGCTTCCGCCTTAATGCGGGCCTCGGCCATCGGATCCTCCTGCGGCTGTTGGCCCTGCGGCTGTTCGCCTTCCGTATCCGGCGCGGTGAAGAAGTCGCCCTTGAGCCCCATCGCCTCGGGTAGGCGCTTGAGCACTTCGTAAATGTTTTGTACCGTCACCAGCGGGCCTTGAACGCCGCCCTGCAAGGTGATGACACGCTCATACATCTGGGCGAGCGCCATCAGGTGCCCGACCATCTGGTCCTTGTTGTTCGTACCCAGACCCACGCTGACCGTGGTATCGTATTCGGTTGGCCACGGCACGAACGGCTTGTCGCGCAGGCGCTGGACTTCTTCGGGATCGGCGTGCTGCGATACCAACGCCAGCAGCTTGTTGAAGATGTCCTTCAGAAACTCGCCGAACTGCCGCGCAACCAGTTCCTGGCGCTGCTGCGAGTTGGACGAGATGATGTTCATGCCCGTCGCGGTCTTGTTCAGGCTGTTCGAGTCCATGCCCTGGTTGTAGCGCGTCACACCCGTGCGGGCCTCGCGTTCGCCTTGCAGGGCCTCGTCCATGGTCAACACATTCGCCAACACGCCCGAACCGCCGGACGGGATTTCCCGCACCATGCCAAGCTGCTTGACCCGGACAATACCGCCAACCGTGGGGTTGAGCAGGTCGTCAATGTTTACTTGGCCCTCAACAGCCTCACGCTGGGGCCGATTGGCCAGATACAGCGCGTTCATGCCTTCACGCTTGATCGCGGTGCGCTGCGTCTGAATGTCGCGGGTCAGGTCGTGGATCGAAAGCCCCACCAGCTTGTGCGGAATCGGAACCGGCGTCCACGCGGAATAGGGGTGATCGTCAATCGGCTCGTTGGTCAGGATTTCCTTCTGCGAACCACCGATGAGCACCTTGCGCCATTCCAGCGTGCCATTGCCTTGATAGTCACAGCGAATGTAGCATTCATCAACCTGCACCGGGCGGGCCAGATCGTCATCCTGCCATTCGCCGTTATCGCCTTCGTGCTCGAAACGGTCATCGGCTTCTTCGGACGGCTTGCCCGACTTCAGCTTGCGCGCCTTCTTCTCGGGGATGCCCATTGCGATCAGGTCGCCAAGCGGCATTTCCTTCGTATGGCCAAGGAACGTCGCCGCCTTGAGGCTGGCAAGGCGCTCCTCGTACATGAACTCGTCCGGCGCGATGACATGCACGCAATACTTCTTGACCTTGCGAGGGGCCAGCGTGGCGCTGTAGAGCAGCGTCTCGGGGTCTTGGGTAATGTCCCCCGCCAGTTCGCGCTTTTCCTGCTGCGCGAACGCCTGAAGCGCCTGCAATTCCATTTCGTTAAGGCCGTCGAACTCCTCGGGAGCCCCGTCCTCGCTTTCTTCCATCACCGTCTTGGCCACGCCAAGGCGATAGAGCAGGCCATCCTTCAGCCCGGTCTGGGCCACATCCAGCACGTTGTTGTAACGGCGGAAAACGTGGTTCACGTAGTCAGTAGCCTGTTCGGTGGCGTCAATGTCGCCCTTCTCGAACGGCTCGAACGCCACCACCTCTTCACCCGCCACAAACGGACGGATAAGCGGCGGCATCATGCTTTCGATGGCTTCCATCGTGTCACGGCTGACCACCGTGGAAAGCCCGTCGCCGCTGTCGCCATAGGCTGCGAGGTTGTCACCGCGATAGAACCGCATCGCCTCGCGGCGGTCCTTCGACGGCTTGTCGGAGATGAACTTGACGCAAGCGTCCCGGCGGCGAACAACCAGTTCGCGGAAGTCCGTCGCCGGGATCATAGTCAAGCAGCCTTTGCCGAAAGGGTCTGCTTCTGGGGAGCAGGTTCGACGTGGGCGACCTTGTTGCCGGGCTTCTGGCGGTGCGCTTCCTCGGCTGCACCGTCGCCGGATGCCGATTCAACGTCCACGAAGAACGTGCCGCCATTGCCTGCCATCGTTACACGATAGATCATTCGCCAAGTTCCTTCACATCAGCCTTGGCCAGTTCCTTGACGGCCTTGGCGTTGGCTTCGGTGCCCAGCGTGTTGATGATCGAACCCGCGTTCTCCGCGTTCCGATACATCGTTTCCGCCATGGCTTCGCCGCCCAGGCTGTTCGGATCGGGATCGCTTGCAGGGGTCACGCCGCGAATGGACGTGCCCTTGTATTTCGCGCCCGCCAGAACCTTCTGAGCCGCTTCGTCGCCGCTGGTGGCGGTTACGTATTCAACTTCAAGACCGCCTTCGTCGCTGTGCTTCTGCACGCTGTAGGACTGCGACTTTGCGCCGTCCGAAAGACCGGTCTTGCCGGGGGAGCCTTCGC